GGATGTGACAGCTAAATGCGGACTAAAGTTTTCCTTAGGGAAGAACTACACTAGTAAGGAATTTCTAGTGATCAATTCTGAACTTTACAAAACTACTCGTTCGGGGAAAGTTAAGAAGACTCAACAACTTAATGTTCGTCTGCTCTACGGAGGCACTAGGTCCTCCGCTGAGGGTGTAGATCTACGACCTTCGGACTATATTGAGTCGCTCAGGTCATTACACGTATCAACAGACGAACATCGCGCGCGATGTCTCGAGTTCCTTGCGGATCGAGCCCGTGTTCCGGAAGGTGTTTCGGAACCGGAGTTCGAGACCTTCTTGATTAAAGATAAGAAGGCTCAATTCAACGCCCAAAAAGGGCTCCGCCTCGAGATGTACACACGATGGAATAATACAATTCCACAGCGCTGCGAATGTCTCCTTAAACAACTAAAAGGGGATTTTAATGTTGATGAGAAACAGCGTGAGTCGGCCCTTGCTCTATTTAATGAGAAGCAGATTCGTCGCTTCAACTTTTACCGTCAATTTACGGCAAAAGATCAAAGTAGAGCTTTCTATCTCCCTCAAACCTTGGGCGGGTTAGGTCTTATCCCGCGTCCGGACCATGAATATTCACCCTTCGACTCCTTCCTAGTGCAGGTTCTTTCTGAAAATCAGGAACTTGCGGAAGCCTATTCTGACGCAACTTCGAGGCGTCAGACACGTGCAAGTGCTCTGCGGATGATTGGTGCAGAGAATGCTCGTGTGTCGAAGCGACTCGGTTTAGAGTCGGAACTCATTCCTATTGAGGAATGGGATGAACATATGGAGCGCTATGGTGATACAGCGCCGGTGTCCGGAACACTGACTCGAGCTCATGTAGATCAGAGCTTCCATCTGGAAAATGATTTTCTCGTCTGTTCAGTCGAGAAATTCTTCGAAGATCAATCCAGGTGGAGTGTTATCAGAAAGACACACCGAGTAGTCCAAGAGAGACTCAACCGTAGAGGGAATAAGGGTATGTGTCCAGCGGAGATTGACCTGAATAGATCCGAGGTCCGGGATAAACGTCTTGTTTACAACTTGAGACGTTTCACCCCATCTCCGTTGATGCCATGATTGAATGAGGGGAAAAGAGGTCTAACTAACCAGGAATAGGGATGAAATGTACAGAAATGTGCTATTCTCTACTGGCTCTAGAAAAACAGATCTTCGGTGTCCCAGCCTATAAAAGGCAAAACCGCGGGAAATCCGCGGTTTC